CAGGTTTAACATATGGTGAAAAAGCTTTAAACCCATATCTTAAAAAGAAAATTAAAGGTAATCAAACACTTTTTTAAATCAAATCAAACAAAACGCATATAAAATTAATATAATTATTTTCTATATATAGATTATATACTATGGAACATACTCAAAAATGTGATTATTGTCATGCTAAAATAAGAAGTTTTAAAACCTCTAATGATTGGAATAAAAGAAAACTACACAAAACATGTTATAAAAAAATAAAAGAAGAGCAAAATATAGAAGATATGATGAAAAGACTTAAACTACAGACGGTTCAGTTTTCATAACATTAGAAACATTTGATGAACTTTTTTTGTAATTATTAATAACTGTTTCATTTTCTTCAATTATACAACATGTTGATTTACAATTATAACAACATAAAATATTTTTTAACCATAATCTTAATTTTAAACCCAATGGTATCATTAAAATATATATATAATATTTTTCTAATTATATTATATATGCCTTATAAAATCGTTCAAGTAAAAAAAAATCCTCCTTTATTTAAAGTTAAAATAAATAAACCTGGAAGACCTCATTACATGTCTAAACATGGTTTAACTTATGAAAATGCAGTCCGTCAAATGCATGCCATCCATATGCATATGGAAGGAGGAGACGCAGAAGAACAACAAGAACCACAAGAACCACAAGATGGAATGACCCAAGAAGAATTGAAAGAACATCAACAGCAAATATTAGCAAATTTACCGACTACGGCATCAGTATCATCATCAACCCCAGGAGCATTTTCAACAGGTTTATCATATTTACAGAATGTTCCAGAAATAGGTAAATTAGTCCCAATAGCTGAAAAAATAGCAGATGTAACATTAGGTGTATTTGGTTCACATCCTAAAACACTCGCATCAGCAAGAGCAGCAGAAGCAGGTATAGATATTTTTAATGATACACAATATATTATAGGTAATAAAAATTACCCTGTAGGTGATGATAGACGTTATGAAATATCATATAATGCAGGTGCAAAATATGGTCCACCTTATTCAACAGATCCACGATATACAACAATTATAACAAAAGCAGATCAAGACAGATATCTAACATATCAAAAATATATAGCATTTTTTCGTCCTAAATATGGTTATAATATTCAAAAATGGGTCCCTTTTTTATCACCAAAAGAATATAACTATTTATTTCCAACTGATCAACATTCTATTGACGCGATGTCAGCATTGACAAAAATCCATGGTCATTAAATAAAAAATATGAAAAACATTTGATCCATGTTTTATTATATTAGATATTCCATTTATTTTATATTTTGTATTTAATTTTAAATGTTTTATATTAGATAATGTATATTCATTATTTAATTTATATGTAAATAATGGACTACAATCCTTAATAAATCTATTGTCATTTGTTTTTAAAACAATATGAATACAATCATTTTTTTTTTCTGAATATGGTAAATAAACATATTTATCTAAATCACCATTTATTATTAATGTTAAATCATTATTAATAAATTTTTTTTCAAGCGTATCCATTATATATTTTATAATATAAAATAATTATGCAAGATAATAAGTAAGAGAAATAATAAATGAGGCAGTCGTATCACTTGCAACAGTTTGATTAATCACAACAGATTGATTAGCACCAGGGGCAATTGTAATTGTTTCAATAAAAGCAGAAGCAGAAGCGCCAGAACCTAATAAAACAGATGAATTCGCCTGATAATTTAATAACCAACCCGATGGATGAAAAATACTGTTAAAATTAGCACCAGTAAAAGAGAAATAAGGAGTATAAGTAGTTCCATCATAAGCTGAAATATTAATAACGGCAGTTGTATCAGTAAATTCAAATTCTCCAGCTAATTTAATACGGATATCAGTTATTATATAAGTTTTTCCACCAACAGCGGGCAAAAGTTCAAAAGGCGTACCAATTGGATATCCGTTTGTCGAGTAATTATTCGGTGTTGTACTTAATAAAACGCCAGTATTAGACACGCTAGCAATAGGTACCCAAGAAGCTAAACCCTCAGAAGTGTATGCCATAACGTCACCAATATTATTGGCGACCGTAGTCGGTAGCGTATAACTATTGTTTATACTTATTGATGGTGTTTCTAAAACTCCAGTGCCCGCGGTATTAGTAAATGACAATTTAGCATTTTTTGCTGAATTATTATCATAACAGTTAATAGTACATGTTCCAGTACCTGCAGCTGTAGTATTATCAATAGAAATATAATTTTTTCCAGAATCATTAGATATATAACTTTCACCATTATCAACATAAACTTCACCACCCCACACATTATTGCCGTCCCAATTAACAAACATATCAATCGCGTTAGATGTAGTACCGTTTCCAGCTTGAATATATGTATCTGCTGATCCATTACTATTTAATGGTAATGTGATATTACCATCATTTGTAAAGTCAAAAAATCCATTTTGTTGATTAGCGCAACAAGTGAAACCGCCGGCCGTTTTAACATTTGACGCCGACCCGTTTATAATATCACCAATTTGCATTGTTTGGATATTTGATTGATTAGCCGGAAAAGTTCCATTATTAGAACCAACAATAAATGAACTGCTATAATTAGGCGCAATAACATCAACCCCATTACCTAAAAGAACATTTGACCCCGAATCAGACTGTAAGCTATAAGCAGAATTGGCACCAACTACAACATTACCAACAACTAAAGTAGAGCTAGGTATTGTACTGTTGCCACAATTTGAACCGATTAAAATATTTTCGTGACCGTTGCTTATACCTTTACCAGAAGCGTGTCCTATAACAGTATTATAAGCACTCGTCACATTATTAGTGTCAGACATTGAACCATTACCGACAATAACATTATCAATACCGGTTAAATTATACCCCGATTCATTACCAACAATAACACCAGATGCAAAATTGGAATCAGCACCACAACAATTTGACCCAGCAATAACAACTAATGATGAACCTGTTGCAGTAAGACCATTCCCGGAATTATTACCAATAACAACAAACCTATCACCGGTCCCGGTTGTTCCTTTAGCTAATGCGAGATTATTATTACCAACATTTATAACAGATGATGCGCTTGCTACATTTGGTATTATTTCATTTTGTACAGATAATGTATTACTAAGATTAATAACAACATTACCAGTAGTAGGATTAATATTTAAATTATTATCTGTATTTGTAACCTCATTAACGGCACCACCACCGCCCCCACCATTTGGAACCCATTCACAAGTGTTTCCAGTTCCTGCACTAGATAAAACATAACCAGCAGTTCCAGCAATTAGAGGTAAGGTATATTGATCTGTAATACCTAAAGATTGAACATTAATATCATTGGCGAGATTAACAACAACATCACCAGAAGTTGGATTAATATTTAAATTGTTGTCAGTATTTGACACTTGATTAACGGCACCACCACCACCACCACCACCACCATTATTAACGACGTTGTTCCATGTTGAAGATGGCATTTGTTCACGATAATTTTGTGGATCGGTAAATAAGAAATTTATACTCATATATATTATATGAATATAAATAAATTTATATTATATTATATTATTTTTAAAAATTATTCATAATAAACACCTAGTTCATCTAAACCTTTACCACTAAGAGCAGATCGTGCTTGTTTTGCATATGCAAGTCCTTGTTTAATGGCCCCTTCGTGTTCTTTATAAAATCCATGAGCTTGTTTTGCTAATCCGTGCGCTTTTTTGGCACCTTCATGAACTTTTTTGAAAAATGATTTAAATCCACCACCACTTAAAAACATATTTGCAAGTTGGGCTTCTTCGTATTCTAATTGATCCATAGCAGTACCAAGATGATTAGCCTCTCGGACTTGTTCCCGAGTGTATGCGAGATATTGGGTACCATACTTTCGCCCGTTACGAATAAGTAAAGCATCATTAACAACCCACGCATATAATTGTCCATTAGTAATAGTATCAGCAGATGTATTATTAAGATAATCGATAATAACTTGCATTGTGTATTTACCGGCCGAACAGTTAGTCAATTCATCGGGTGAAATGCTAAGATCAAGCGCGGGATCGATTACTAAAACAGACCCACAACCGAAAACATTCGCAGGAGTTCCGACAGCAGAATTTAATGGTTGTTGTGAAAATAATGGATAAGACATACATAACCCATTTTGTCGGGATACATCAAATAAATTACGAAGTGATGCACCAGTAAAAATATAATTACCGTTATTAAATTGTATTTGTACTTTTGTAATTTGTGCATACCAATCAGGGGTAGCATATGTACGGGTTATTTCTTGTTGTCTTACAAATAAAACAACTTTAGATGGAACCGTTTGACTATTAATTTGAACGGTAGCTGTTCCAGAGCCTGCGGGGCCTAATGGTGTTTCAACATTTTGAACAAATTGTTGAAATTTAGGGAATTGATAAGCAGATGATTCAGGAATAATAAGATTTGGCGCCGTAATATATCTAACGTATAATTGAGCACTATCAACAGTCGTAACGGTTCCGGTGATTGTTGCATTCTCACCAAGACCAGCAACATTTATGGCTAAAAGATCAGAACAACCCTTAAACCAGTTAATTTGAATATTTTCACCATCAATTGCAAATAATGCAGGTAAATCACAGGGATTTACGGCAGAAAATGGGGTAATAAGTGGCTCCCATAAATTAAAATTGACGGTAATTTGTGTTGCTGAATCTCTTGTTATAGATGATATACCAACAGTTCTTGGGCGTAAAATATAACCTTCTGGTGTGTTTGTATAATCAATTATTGGTGATGAGTTTGAGTCAGCATCTGTTGAGTAATTAGTATGAACATCAGGGGCAGAATTATCAAAAAATGACATATCATCAGGTTTGAATTTCATACGAATTAGCCAATCAATATATTGATACGTGTTATATGTTTCGGTTGCAGAATTTAATGTATGTTGTGCGCTTTGAACATTGCGATTAACAGGCCATGGTTTAAAGCCGATATCATTAGTGCTTGTTTCTGCGAAATTTGTACCAGTTATAACTGATGAACCTTGTAAATTAATCCAAATACGACGATCACGCGCGGTATTTGGTCCAACATTATTAAGTTGATAAGTATAATTACTTGGAACGGCGCCTAATGTGTTTTGTGGTGGTATAGACACATAAGAAACACGTCCACCTTCTTTAACAACATAATGCATATCTTTTAAGTTTTCGGTTTTGATTTTAGGATCAAGTATTTTAATAAAACTCATTCTATATATAATATGTAATATAAATTATTTATATCAAAAATTTAAATAATTTCTTATAATTAAAAAAAATCTATATTATTAAAATCGTGAATTCATCAATTGCATTTTATTAAACAATGATTTTTTATAAAATGCGAATTTAATGTCACATCCAAAATTTTTAATAATTTCTAACGGCCACGTTTGTCCCAATGTATCAGTCCAATATAACGATGCACTTATATTATATAGTGGTGTATTTTGATTAAAACTAAATAATCTATATAATGAAGGTGCATTATATGTAAAAACAGCACCAGCAACCCCAGCACCCCCCGATCCTTGTGTTAAATCGGGTATATAATCGGTTATAATTGCTTGTTGTACTGTATTTACACCCTGCTGAGTTCCTGCAAGTTGATTAAATGATTCTTGTATAATATTCATACTAGTAGCCACAAATATATTGCTTAAACAATTCCAATAAAATAAATTTGGATATTCTTGTTGAACTTTAATAAATGCAATTGGTGCACCACTTACATTAATAAAAACGATATTACTATTTGGATATGGTCCAACTGTTGTTGATGTAAAACTTGAATTATTTGGATTAGGTTTCATAACCATTTCAAAAGGGAAAGCACTCGATAAAGTATTACCCTGAACACCTGTAAAAAAGAAACCGGTCAAATATTGTCCTAAATATGAATTAAAATATAATCTTAATGTTCCGGCAGTATCATAATTTGTTACACTTAAAGGACTATATAATTCAATTGTTTGATTATTAGGATTATATAAAAAGAATGGTTGACAATTAGCGGGTAAATTAGCCCCGGCAGTTATTAAAGCATTATATACGGTTTTTAATGTATTATTCCAACAATTAATAAAATTTTGATATGAAAAAATAAAATAATAACTTGATTGTGTTTGTTTAGCTGTTCCAGTTGGTGGCGGTGTTTGGTTTACATATTCAGTTGTCCAGTAAACATAATCAGACGCTACATAGTTACCGTATTTCATTTGAAATTGATAAATACCTTTATTTACATCTGTTACCGTGTTAGTTGTTGGATCTACATATACTTGGAAATAACCATTAGGTATTGATAATTGACTAGTTTTTAATCTAATAATACTGCAATAATATTCATTAGGATGATCAACAATGGGTAAATAGTTGGCAATTTCTCCACCTGCATTATTAAAAAATGTATTTTGACCGGCGGATAATGATAAATTATAATAAACAATATCAGACATATATAAATTTAATAAAGATAAAAATTATTTTATATATTTAATAATTAAATCATCCGGATTTTTAATGTTTCTAAAATATTTATTATAGAATTCATTTGGATCTAAATCATTCATTAAAAATAATGATACGTAACGCCCACATGTTTGCGTCCCTTTTCCTTGTAATTTATATGGAGAACGAACAACTTTATAATTACTATTTTTTAATAAATCTGATAAATATGGATATGTTTCACCAGTTAATTTTTTAATTTTATCCAATGGATATTTTTCTTCTTCGTCTATTTTAAACCCATATGAATCAAAAAACATAATAATATCACCATTTTTTTTTAATCCCGTCCAATGACCACTATCAGGCGTATCCATTAAATATAATAAAACGATTTTATCATGATGTCCAAAAACATCATTAATATTATCAAAATTGTATAAATCACTATATCGCATTATTCGCGCATCTGGATTATATTCCAACATTTCCGATCCATCCATTGGAATATATTTTAATAAACTCATTATATTATACATAAAGATTTTATTTTAATAATAATATATATCTATCAGATATTGCAACAGCTGGTGATTTTTTAGTAACATAAACATATTTTGATTTTGCCTTTTTTAATAAATTCTTTTGTTCTGCATTTGATAAACCTAAATATCTTTTCATTAAATAATCATAATCATCATGTCCGCTTGTTTTAGGGAAGATTACAGTAGCGGTTGATTCAAAAATTTGTTGTTCTGTGTTTTTGTGGTCTGCTGGTTTATGCCAAACATAAATTATATATATACCCATACTTCTACCATTTCTTAATATTTCATCTCTTAATCGTTGAACAGCTTTATTATATGTATTTTTTTTATAATCTTGAACATCATCAAATACCACTAAATTAGGATGTTTATTTGAATTTGAAAACTCTCTAACATCTGGAGGATTTTCAACAAATCTATCATCAATTTCAATTCTTTCAATAGGTAAATCATCAACCGCGTCATCTTGTGGTTTAGATGAAAAAAACCATATTTTAGACTTAAATTTTTTGTAAAAATCAATAATATATGGTCTTATAAAATTATATGTTTTACCGCATCCACTTTTACCACATATAAAAATCCGATCATTTTGACCATCATCATTTTCATGAACTAACGGAAATATAGAACTATCATCATTATATAAAACTATTTTTTTTATACCGTCTTTAATTCCTTTTCTATTATCATTAAAATTATAGCCTTCATCGTTTAAATAAACTATTTTTTTGTCTTTACCGTATATTTTTGCTATTGGCACACTATCATTATTTATAGGTTCAAAACTTAATGACATACTTCGTATTATATATGTATAATACAAAATCTTTTTATAGAAATTATATTTATTTAGATTGATAACTTAAATTTTTATGTGTAGAAAATAATTACTTTTTTTTGTATTGACTCGTCTTAGCAAGTATATACATTCTATTTAAAACAGATGGATTAACATTTGTTAATATCATATTTATTTCATTAATCATATTATTTCTTATACGACTTCTTTCTTTTTTTGTTGTTAATTGTGTGTTTAATCGTTGTTTTAGTTCTTCTTTTAATTGTTTTTTATATAAGTTTTTTGGTCTTTCTGCGTCTGTTGCTATTAATGCCCTGCCTAGTAATGTATCATAACTGGATCCTCTATATTCAAATTCTGGTTCTAAGTCTTGTTCATAAAACATTATTATATATTATATTAAGATATTATCTTAATGGTAATTTATCAATTGGATTCATTAATGTATCATAACAGGTTTTTTCTGGATATACATAATTAGAATATTTAACACTTAATTTAACATTTGGCAATTTATCAATAGGTGCTGAAACAATTGTATTTAATGCCTGGGTTGGTATATATGGCATTGGTAAATCTGCCGGTAATTTGCTGTGAGTGAAATCATAATCAGAAAATCCATTAACATCATGCCGTTCAAGTTTAAGAACTGCATCATTTAATTTAGGATAAAATAATTGTTTTGGTGGTGGTTGAACTTTATTATATTTTTTAGGAAAAAATTGTGGTCCGTTAAATCTGTTTGATAAATCTGGGTAACTATTAGCATAATATTCCTTAACTTTTTTCTGTTCATTTTTTGCTAGTAATGTGGTTAATCTTTTTTGTGTTGTTGTTAATTCTCTTATTTTTTTAACATTATCAGTTGTTTTATGTGGATTTGCTAATGCTTTGGACAATTCTGTGCTTACTTTTACTAATTCATTGGTTATTGCTTGTTTTACTGTATTATTCATTATTCCTGTGTAATCATTATCTGGTTCATCATCTGAATCATCTAAAAATTGTTGGGATGAGTTTGCGTCAGAATCAACATTATATAAACCATATAAATTCGGTAATATATTTTGCCTAAAATCTCCGGCTAAATTAAAATAATTTGGATGTGTTGATGATGTTACCGTGTGTTGTTCATCAAAATCAGGATCATATGTTTCCTGTAAATCTTTGTCATCTGGATGAGTTTCTGTAGGTTCTTTATAATGTTCTAAAAATGATTCAATTTCTTCTGGGTGTTTTACTTCAATTTCTGATGGTGCAAATTTTGATATACCAGAGGGTTCTTCTTCATGATGTGCCATAAATGATTCAATTTCATGAGGATGTTCAACTCCAATTTCTGAGGGTTCAAATTCACCGATAGGAACATTATATTTAATTTGATGATGATATAATGCTTCTAATCTTTTTTGTTCTCGTTCATATTCTCGTCTTTCTTCTTCTTCTCTTCTCATTAATTCCTGTCTTTCTTCTTCATCTCTTTTTATAATATCATCAATTCGTTTACGTTCATATTCTTTTAACTGTTTCATTGATTCTAATTGTTCGTGTCTTAATTGTTCTAATGCTCTGACACGTTCTTGTTCTCTTAGTTGTCTTTGTGTATTACTTTCTCGTTCAATTGTTTTTTTATTTTTAGATCCAACTTTACGCCCACTACCTTTTAAATATTCAGGAGGTAAAGAGAGACCAATTTTATTACTTAAAATAGGTGAAGAGATTTCACTTAATAATCGTTGATGTTTTGCGATCATTGAATTCATATATAATTAAAAAAGATAATTATATATTATAATTTAAATTAATTAAAAAATTAAAGCCCACATTTTTTAAGTGCTGACATTAATTGTCTTTTGGTTAGTGGAATACCATTTTTTGACATTTTCACGCCGCATTCACGACACATTTCTTTTAATTCATAAACTGTAGGGGCTTTCATTGCTCCACCTGCAACACGACGAACTGATGCATGATGTTTACGAAGTTGAACACGTCTTTCTGGTCTTAGTGATAAACGTCTCATAGAATGTTTTTTGAGTGATTTACGTCTATGAACTGCACCACCCAAGGCATATCCACCCACAGACATACGGCTATGTTTCATTGAACGGTGTTTAAGAGATTTACGACTATGTTTCATTGAACGGTGTTTAAGAGATTTACGACTATGTTTCATTGAACGGTGTTTAAGAGATTTACGACTATGTTTTTTGAGTGATTTACGTCTATGAACCGCACCACCCAAGGCATATCCACCCAAGGCATATCCACCCAAGGCATATCCACCCAATATTGCACTACCACGTGACATTCTACGGCTGTGAGCTTTACGACTTCTTTTGTGTGATTTACGACGCATACCGCCCAATATTGCAGATCCGCGAGGAGAATACATAAGATTAACTAATGGTTCTTGATTCATATATATTATATAATGATAATATTTTATTTTTTATTATTTAATAATCTATATATAAAAGAAATATTTTTATTTGTTATATTTGATATTTCCTTTAATGTTTCACATTGATAAACAACACCATTAAAAGTCAATGTATAAGTTTTATTTTTTACTATATTAATTTTATCTTGATTTTCCATATATAAATTAATATAAGAAAAATTTTTTTATAAATATAGATTATATATATGACTGATTTCATTACCGATTTTATGAGAGAATTAATTCCAGAATGTGACACTAATGCCGATATAGAAGATTTTTTAAATAATATATCTAAATACTGTTCTTTATTATCATATTTAACGGAACATTGTGGAGATTTAAACGAAAGACAATTATTTTTAAGTCTTAAATCATTACGTAGATTAATGGAAAAATGTGGACAAAATACTTTTGATATTATTAAAAAATTATCAAATGTTTATAAAGATATTGATTATAAATTATTTGTTAATAATGAATATGATGGTAAAAAATATCCAGATTTTGATATGCCTCAAACATATGATGAAAAAATATCAGAAACTGGAACACCTTCAGACCTTAAATAATCTAAATATTGTAATGTATATTTATTAACATATTCATGTATTTCTGCAATTAATGATTTTAATTTATCAAATGATTCATTTACATTATTTTCTTTTAAAGATTTATAAAATGATAGTAATAATTTTATAAGTTTATCAACATCTAAATCTTTTAATTCTAAACTGAATAACATAGATAATTTTTCTATTAAATAAGAAATTTCATTATGAATCAAATCCATATTTAATTTTTTATTTTCAATCATTAATAATTCTAATGTTTTTAAATCTGATTCAATCATTGATAATTTAGCAACATTTGACGATAATAACGGAATAAAATCATTCGCAACATCATAATCTTTTTTTATTTTAGCTTGTGAAAAGATTCTTTTTATAGTTTTTAAATATTTATGACCATCATAATATTTTTTAGCATTTCTCTTTAAAACAATTTGTAATTTTTCAGGGTTTAAATGATCTTCATTAATATTCATATAACCATCATTTGTTTTTATTATATAAGCCATAGTTACTTCCATATAACGACCAAGATAGTAAACAACAATATCAATTTTAATTAAATTTATTGATTCGTCTCCTATTGGTTTTTGTTTTACTGCATCAATTAATGTTCTTTGACCTGATTGTCCATTTAAATCAGGTTTATTACTACGTTTTCCTGTCATTATTTCTTGTGATGTCCAATGAATAGCTTCACCATTATCATAATAACCTGCTTTCATATCTGTAAAATAAATATTATTTGTTTGATTTATTTGATGTATAATATGTTGTAATTGTTTTATTGTTTCTACTGCTGATTTATTTTCCGATAAATTAAATGTTATTAAATTACCCATATCAATATCTGATGGAAAAGGCAATGATTTAAATGTATATGAACCTAGTATATAAGCCTTATTTTCAGTTATGTTTTTTGTTTGTTTAAATTTTAATAAGTCCATATATTCATATATAATAGGAGGTATTTCAGATTGTTTTTTTGTTTCAAATATTTTATCTTTTGGTATTTGAAAAAATTCCATATATATTATAGTAAGAATTTTTTTATTCAATTAATATATATGGCTGATTTATTAGAACAGTTGAAAAAACACCTAAAATTAATTGATGAACAACGGGATTACATTGAACATTATTTAAGTAATTCATTAGATGGTAAACAAAAAATGTTAAATTCAAGTAATGATAAATTTATTAAAAGTTTACACTCCTTAATATTATGCACTATTCACTTATTAAACGAATATGAACCTAAACATTTAACATTATTATTATCTAAACATGGACATCATATTGGTAATATAGGAGATGCAAAAACAACAAAAGGAAAAAGAAAAGAAATGTTAATAGCTGAAGAACTAAGTGGTGGCGGATTATTTGATAGTATTAGTAAAGCATTTGGAAAAGTTGTCAATAAAGTTAAAGAAGTCTCAAGTGATGTTGGAAATGTTTTTACAAATAAATACAGTAGATCCGCAGAAAAGGCACTGGTTAAATATGGCGGTTATGCTGTTACGGCTGTTCAATTTTGCAGAACACCGGTATCAGTTAAAAGTATATTAAATGTTTTATCATTTGGTCAATTTTCTAAAAATGTATCAAGTAATTATGATGATGTATACCATTTATACGCTATCATACAATTAAAAGATATAAATGGAATGGCTAGATATGCATTAACAGAAAAAACTCCTAATATTATATGGGAAGACCGCGCCGGATTTGACGCACCTAAACAAGGACTAGAAACAGTTGTATATATACCAAATAAGCCGGTAAATTTTGGTGATATGTATAATATGGCATTAACAAAATCAACGCACTATTATGATCCACGGTCAAAAAATTGTCAAGAATATTGTTTACAATTATGTGACGCTTTACGTGTTCTAGCTGATGGACCAGATGATAATAATGTTAAAAATTTTATTTATCAAGATCCGCAAATATTATTTAAAAACTTAGAAACATTAGGAAAAGTATCTAAAGGAATAACTGACACCGGTCATTTCTTTAATAGGTTAATTGGTAAGAATATTAAAGTAATTTAAATAAATTTTTGTTCCATCTATCAATTCTTGACGATGTTTTTCTTTAATATTATTTTTTGGTGTTTCTTTTTTTGGTTGTATTTCTTTATTATAATTAATGTGTTTATATGTTCTGTTATGTCTTTTTATATTTGACTTAACAAATGTTGATCCACACGTTAAACATGTTATTTTAGGTAATTCTTTTTTCATATATATTTATTGTATAGATTTTTTATCATTAAAATCTGTATGTTTTTTAGTATTTATATGATATCTAAAATTTAATGATGTAAAACGCCCACCACATTCACATTCTATTTTATGAGATTTTTCTTCATAATGTTTTTTTGAATATTCTTTGCGGCGTTGTTTTTCAATATCTCTATTATTACTTATTCTTTTTTGTTCTTTTAATTCTTCAATAGTTGTATATTTTTTTGGTCTTCCCAATGTTATAATTACTTGTTCATTCATATTATTATACTATATATAGAAAATATTTTTTTAAATATATTTTATTATTTTCTACACATAAAAAACGACCTAAAGAAATATTAAAACTATAGTAATAATAATAATTTTTTTCTATACATAAATTATATAATATGAATTTTGAAGATTTAATAGATGCAGATTTTGATGATGTTCCATTAACAGGAATACAAAACAATGTTAAACCTAAAGTAAATTTAATTGAAGATAAACCAATTATTAAAAAAAAAATTATTAAAAAAGAACCAAAAAAATATATTATCATTGGTGGTAAAAAAGTTTATTATACTAGTAATGAAGAATTACAACAAAAACTAAAGGCAACATCAACACAAATAAAAAATATTGAAGATAATAAAATGAGATATATTTATAATCAAAATACAGGAGATTTTGCCAAATTTAAACCAGATGAAAAACCTTTATTATTTCAAGAATTCGGAATAAATAGAGTGTCTAAAAAATATTTTTTTGATGATGTTAATATTAAAAGAAAAATTGATGGACAAGTCGCACATATTACAATTAATAATAATGGTATTAGTTATGGAACACCTCTAAATATAACTATATATTGTAAATTTAGGTGTTATTGGTATGATGACAGTATGTACCCAAAAGAACATAAACCAATGAAAGAGATCGCGTTTGATTATAATTTAATAATTTTTGATAGTGAAGATGATATTAAAACAACATTAACAGCATCTATAAAAGATTCCGATCCACGGCTTTCAGATGTTTATTTTGTTAAAATAGAAGATATCAAAGCGGCTTCATTAATTGATCCAGATAATTATTTTGAAATTACTAAAATGGGATTAAAAAGAGATGTTCCACTTAAAATTGATGCATTTGGAAAACAAGAAATTGAAATTTTACCAAAAGAAGAAAATTGTGTGCATAACTTATTACTTAAAAAATTTAAAATATCATCAAAATCAATTAAATCAATCGGTGATGAAAAAGGGGTAAATGTAGAACAAATAAAAGAATTTTGTATTAAATATAATATTAAAATGATTGCATATGATATTAATTTAAATGTAATATCAGCATATTATGCCATAAAATCAAAACACCCATCATTAATTTTTATTGCTTACAATAATCATATATATGAAATTGATAATAATTATTTAAAACAAAGTAAAATACAAAAATATGATAAAACTGAATATGTAAATGATTTAAAAGAAAAATTAATTGAATTTTTAGATAATGAAATTTTACCTAGTAATATAAATTATGATGGTTTAAATATTCGGTCATTTATTGTTAGTAATGTTTTATATCATACTAATGAAGATTATGATATTTGTAAAGAAATATTAAGTAAATTTGGATTATTAGATAAATTAAACTGTTCTGTTACATTATGTTCAATATCTAAAATAATTGAACAGTTATATACTCCTGAAAATGTGAATTCATTTTTTCCTTATAAATTACAATTTAATGCGGGTTATAATTTTGTTAATAAAAATATGGATTCAGAAGACTTAAAAACAATTGATAATAATAAACATTATTCACATGTATTAAAAACATTACCATATTTATTTATGACAGATATCAGATACGCAAAATATGAAAGTAATCCACAAATTATTAAAAAAAATTTTGTATATATTGCAAAGCCTACTAAATCTACCATATTAATGCCTATTACTGATTTTTATTTTGGTGAATATTTAATTTATTGTAAAAATGAAGGAATTGAATTTACAATTAAAGAGGGTTTAGAATGTTTTGCAAAAAATAATTATTATACTAAAATGATTGATGATTTATATAATAAATTAACTCCAGATATTTTTAAAAAAGTTGTTAATAGAATGATTGGAAATTTTAATGGAAATGATTTAAATATGAAACAACAATGTGTATTTAATAAAATTGCTAATGAAGATGAGACAAACACATCAAAATCTCATTATATGATTTTAAATGATAAATATAATTTATTATATGATATTGTTGATAAATCTCCTAATTTATACAGTAAAGTATTAATAAGATTACAAATATTAACAGAATCACGTAAAATTATTTATAATAAAATGAAAGATTTAAAATTAACATCAAATGATATTAAACAAATTAAAACTGATTCTATTACATTTATTTGTAAAAATAAAGAATTATCTAACCTTGGAACAGAGATAGGATTATGGAAAGAAGAAACCAAAAAAGAATATTTCAAAGAGTCAATTTTTTATGTTGATGAAGATTTTTCAATGAATAAAAATTTATTTGATAATACTATTTATATTGATTATGCAGGAAGTGGTAAAACTCATCATATTATTAATAAATTAATTCCTACGATTGATGATTATATTGTTTTAACTCCTTCACATTCTGCACTTAAAGATTATAGAAGAAATAAAATAAATTGTTCTGTTATTCAAAAATACTCATATAATAATGATATTCCAGATGAAAAAATTATTATTGTTGATGAAATAGGAATGGTTAATAGACAATGTAATGATATTTTAATTAAATCCGCAATTCTTGGTAAAAAAATTTATTGTTTTGGTGATTTTAAACAACTTGCACCAGTTAATGATAATGTTCTTAATGGAGAATTATATTTAAATATGATGTATAAAACAATATCATCATTAGGAACTAATTTTAGAAATGATTTTACATTTGAATATTATGAAAGTTTATTAAATGGTAATCAAAAATATATTATTGAACAAGTTAAAAAATATAATTGTAAATCTTTTGAAAATGCTGATGTTATTATATCATACACTAATGATATGAGAAACGGAAATGATAATAAAAAAATAACAGGATATAATCAAAAAATGTTAGAACATTTAGGATTAAATCATGGTGATGTAGGAACAAAAATTGTTTGTAAAACTAATGATTTACATGATAAAAAAATTTACAATAATTTTTATTATTCAGTTGTTGAAATTGATAATGATGATATTATTATTTCTGATGACATTGATAATATAAAAATTAGTAAAAAAGATTTTGATAAATATTTTGAAAGTGGATACTGTAGAACATTATATAATATACAAGGCGAAAGCGTAAAATCATTTTATTTTCCGGAAGAAGATATGAAATATTTAAATAATGTATCAGTTTATACATTAATTTCAAGATTAAAAACAAAATAATTTTGATATATTGATAATTTTTATTATCAATGTATTATATAATGAAACCTTTAATAAGATTATCACATCGTAAAAATAAAAAATATGATGTTTATTATAATGGTAGGTGGATACCATTCGGACAAATAGGATATGAACATTATAAAACGAGTGATTTAATACCTAAAGAATTACATATTTATCCGGAACATCATGATATAGAAAGAAGAAAAAGATATAGAACAAGAACAAGAGGAAATAGAGACGGGCACGGAAATTTAACATATAATAATAAAAATAGTGCAAATTATTGGGCTTACCACCTTCTTTGGCCTTGAATGGTAAAATTACCATTTAAAGATAAATTTTTTTATATAATAATATTAATATGGATGATAATAATGTTAAATTATCTTTACCGTTACCGTGTGAAAATTGTAATAGAGTTAGACCTTTAAATTTTTGTGAATTACATGAAAATTATACGTGTCATAGATGTAAATGTGTTGAATGTATGACACCAGAAGAAGAAATTTTATATTTAGAGAAAAAAATTAATAGTTTATATTCGACAATACACAGTTATGAATATGATTTGAGGATGTTACGAAAAAGTTTAAACACGCCTTAAATATTTTCATATATGATTTCTATTTATTATTTATAAATAGAAAAATCACTTTTTTTAGTTTTTTTATGAATTTTTTATGCCTCAATTTTCATTGAAAAATTCCCATTTTTTAAATCATATTTTTCATCTAAAAAATAATTTCATTTTTTACATTTTCCGTTATTTTTTATCAAATTATGATTTTTTACAATTTACTCCGATTCAGGAAAAATTCCGGCATATATAC